TTGATGAATACAGACGAAACGCCAAAAGATACAGAACAACCGGAGCCAAAAAAATCCGGCAGACCCTCGAAGATTAGCAAGTTTGTTGAGGCTACAAGAAAAGTTTTTGAGGAAAATAAAGGGCGCATTTTTATATTTACCGATGACGAACTTTTGTTTTTGGTAAACGAAGAACTAGAGCCAGACGATCAAGTCGCTGAGCGTACATTCAAAACATGGAAATCATATTTGAAAGAGGGAAAACTTGACGATTTGCCAGTTGATTTTCTTATATTTCAGCACCTTATGAAAAAGGCTTTGATAGCCGAAAAGCTGGGATTGATGGCCGCTTTCGTTGAAGAAAAACAGCAATGGACAAAATACGCTTGGATATTTGAGCGCAAGTTTAAAGACTGGAACCTCAACGCAATAAACGATTTCAGCGATAAGCTCACCGACAACAAAGTAGAGTTTATTTTATCAGAATTTAACCCGGAAAATACCGATGAAGATCAACTGGCAGATGTCACCGAAGCAACGCCAAGCCTACAATCACCTCAATGATGATATTACCGAAGAGTTGCTTTTCGGTGGTGGAGCTGGTGGCGGAAAAAGTGAGTTTGGAGTTTCTGCGATCATCATGTTTGCATTTAAATACCCCGGATGTCGTAGCTTTATGGGGCGCAAAGAATTAAAGCGCCTAAAACTCACAACTCTAAAATCTTTTTCTGATGTTTGCAGAAAGTGGGGAATCAAGCAGGGGATTCACTACAAGATCAACTGGCAAGATAGCGTGATTTCGTGGCTCAACGGCTCAGAAACCTATTTGCTTGATCTTGATTTCATGCCCTCAGACCCCGACTATGAGCGCTTTGGCTCTTACGAGTTTACTTTCGGATTTATTGATGAGGCTGGCGAGGTGCGGAGTAAATGCAAAGATGTTTTGCGGTCGAGAATACGCTACAAGCTCGATCAATTCGGGCTGATCGTTAAGCTGTTAATGAGTTGCAACCCTACAAAAAACTTTCTCTATGGTGATTTTTACAAGCCATCGAAAGAAGGCACGCTGTTACCTTACCGGCAATTTGTGCCAGCACTCGCAAAAGATAATCCGTGGTGTCCAAAAGCCTACGTTGATTCACTCCTGAAAATTTCTGATAAGGCGACCCGGGAAAGGTTGGCTTTTGGTAATTGGGAGTTTGACGATGACCCGGCGAAGCTGATGGAATATGACGCTATCTTAGACATATTCACCAACAAAGCGGAGGCCAGCGATGACAAATATTTATCTTGTGACGTTGCCCGCTTTGGAAATGATCGCACCGTGATTGCAATTTGGCAGGGGTTGAAGTGCATTAAGATTTACAGCTACTCAAAACTTTCGACCGATCAGGTCGTGGCAAAGATCAAGGGATTCGAGGAAAGCCACCAGATCAGGCGGTCGCATGTTGTCGTTGATGAGGATGGCGTGGGTGGGGGAGTGGTTGACCATTTACCCGGATGCGTTGGCTTTGTAAATAACTCTAGCCCTATCAAATCCAAAACCTCAAACTGGGAAAACTACAGCAACCTCAAAACGCAATGTTACTTTGAACTTGCAAGGCTGGTCAATGAAGGTAAAATCGAAATTGAAGAGATCAGCGCCGAAGATAGGGAATTTTTGATCGCTGAGCTTGAACAGGTGAAACAAAAAAACATCGACAAAGAGGGTAAACTTGCCATTATTAGCAAGGATGAAGTCAAAGAACACCTCGGCCGATCACCTGATATTTCTGACACGATAATGATGAGAGTTTACTTTGAACTTAAACAACGCCCCATTTTAAAACCATTTTTTATATGAAAATAAAAATCCCATTCACCGATAAGACAATTTATTTTGGGCGGCAAGAGGTAAAGGAAATCAAACAGCGTTTAGGGTACGGCGTTTATATGAATACCTTTCAAGAGTATGCACAAAATGGTGGTTTTAGAATTGGTTTTGATACCCTCTACACGCTTTATAATCAGCTTGTAGATATTCGCCGAGCAATCACGAGAATTGCTAAAGCCGTGGCGAAAGAGGGGTACAAGTGGATTGACCCAAGCAACCCATCAAAGGAGGGGAATTTGCAGGAATCAGACAAGGCAAATCTGCTTTTAAATGATACCGCTTATTCATTTTCGAAACTAAAATATGACTGGGTAAGAGATAGGCATATTGCCGGTAATTTTTATTTACAGCTTGAAAAGAATGTGAAAGGTGATGTTATTGCGTTGCGAAGAATTGACCCCCGCACAATGTCCATCATTGCCGATAAGTACGCTAACGTCAGGGGCTATGTTCAACGAGTACCCGGCCAAGAGCCAGTACACTTTGAGCCTGACGAAATAATCCACTGGTCGCTTGATACTTCAACACAAAATCCTTTGCTTGGTGTTTCACCGATCGAGTCGATCGTTTTAGACGGCCAAGCTGAAATTGCGGCACAAAGCTCAAACCTAGTTTTTTACGAAAACAACAGCGTGCCAGCGCACTTGATGATTCTTAATGAAGACCTGACAAAAGAGCAGTACAAAGAGCTAAAAGATGAGATTGATTCAAAATATAAGGGTGCAAAAAACGCATTCAAGAGTGGAATTATCCCTTTTGTAAAAGACATTAAAACAATCACGCCATCGCAAAAGGATATGCAGTTTATTGAAACTCGAAAATTTACCACAAAGAAAATTGTTGTGGCTTTTGGTGTCGATGCTTTCCTATTAGGCTACACAGACGACACCAAATATAGCAATGCGGCGATCATCTATAAGGCTTTCTACAACGACACCGTGAGGCCGGAGGAAGTCGAATTTGAAGAAATGGTAAACAAACACCTTTTGCCAAAACTGGGGCTTACCGGAATTAAATTTGTGATTGAGCTTTCAAACTACGAAGACGAAAAGGCTGTCGCTGAAATGAGCCGTGCGGATGTTTTGGCGGGCATCCTTACCATCAACGAAGCACGAGCCGCAAGGGGATTAGAGCCAGCCGACAACGAGCTTGCAAATGAGCTGATGTTTAACGGATTTATTATTGATGATCTAGGCGAAGAGGTGAAAGCAATCAAAGATGTCGTGGAAAAAAAGAAAAAATTGTACGAAAAAAATCTAAACAATTTGCTCGATGTATGAAAAAGAATTACTGCAACACCTCTGCAAAGCAATGGCACGGCCAAACGTGCGACAGCTACGAAGAAAAGAAAGAGCGCTCCAAGCCAAAGTCACCAAAGAGTTTGAGAGCCAAAAGAAGTTTATCATTGCGAGGTCAAAGAAGTTGGTAAAAAGTTTTAGCTTTAAAGGCATTGATGGCGATGTCGATAAAATCTTTGATGATCTCGATAACAGCGGTTTAGAGTCGGTCGTGATATTTGCGGCCAGTGATGCAATGAAATTAGGCGCAAAATATCGGATTCAAAAAATGAAGCTAGGGCAATTTGGGATTTCTTTTGACATTGACCACCCTTTAGCCGTTGAATATTTAAAGACTGATCGGCCTTTAATGCTCGCAAAAATGGCCGATGCCACCAAAGAAAATTTAAAACCTTTACTCATTCAAGCCGCTAAAGATGGCCTTTCGCCTCAAGAGCTTGCTTTGCAAATTGAAAATTCATTTGCTTTTTCGCCGAGTCGGTCTTTAATGATAGCAGTCAACGAGGTCGGTACAGCCTACGAATATGGTAACTGGGCGCCGATGAAAATATTACAAGACGATGGCAATAATGTGATGAAGCAATGGGCTACCGTCAATGATGATCGGGTGACGCCAGAATGCGAAGCAAACGAGGCGATGGGTTGGATAAAGCTTGATGATAATTTCGACTCAGGCGATGACACCGCACCACGAGAGTCAAACCCACGATGCCGATGTACTACCCTCTATGAAATTAAATAAACAAAATAATATGCAAACTAAGCCACAATATTTTCAGGCACACTTTGAGCCGATCGACCGTAAAGATGCGATGTCAAAAAAGGCTCAGGATTCAACGAGCGGAACAATTATCAAGGGCTACGCTTCAACCTCTACGGTTGATCGTTACAACGATATTGTAGACCCCGAGGCTTTCAGGCAATCAATCAAATCCAACTACCGAAAAAATCCGATCGTACTTTTTCAGCACAACCCACATCATCCAATCGGCAAGGCTACAATGATGACGATTGATTCTAAAGGGCTTTACATCGAGGCAATTATTCACGATGCGGAAATTGAGCCGAAAATACAGGCCGGAATTTTAAAGGCTTTTTCTATCGGATATATCCCTACACGTCTTGAATTTCAGGATGAAGAAGGCAACATGCTTGACCCAAACATGGAAGATGATCGCCGAAGAATTTGGCTAGACCCATCAATAAAACGTGTTATTAAAGAGCTTGATCTGGTTGAAAATTCCGTTGTTTCAGTGCCAGCAAACCCCGACGCATTGTTTACTTTGGAAAAATCTGTTAAAAATTTCTTTGATAAAGAAGCCGCTAAACTTTACGGCGTAAATTTAACCCCCGAAGATATGAAAAAATCCAAAAAGGTAAATCTGTTAGAGGTAAAAGACGGCGAGGATGAAGCGGCTGAGGTGGAAACACCGGAAGTTGAAGCACCTGAAAACGAAGAAACACCCGAAGAAAAACCACAAGAAACTACACCTGAAAATACACCTGTTGAAGCTCCTGAAAAACCTGTCGAAAGTCCAGCCGATGAAACAAGCGGCGAAGGCGAAGGCGATGAAACACCCGCCGATGATAAGGAGCCAGTAGCGGAAACACCAGAAACACCCGAAGCCGAAGCGCCTGTCGAAGGTGAAAAGGCTCTGGAAATTGACCCGAAGAATCTGACGGCTGAGCAAGTGGGTTTAATGTTTAAGACTATCAGTACATTGCAATCCGAAGGCGAGGCAAAAGATGCCCGCATCGCTGAGCTTGAAGCTGAGATCGGAAAAACACCCGCAAAAAAAGCCCTCATGTATTCTGAACACAAGCAATTTTCTGAGTCTAAAGCAGTCGATGGCGAAAAAGTGGATGGTGAGCCTGAAATGGGCGACCAAAAAACCGGCTTCAAGGATGCTTTCGTAGCATCTGCGGTTTAAATCCGAAGCAATAAATATTTCTTTTACAATCAAACATTATGCAGATTGAACAATGCAAAACTATACAAGACATGATCTTGTTTTCTCAGAAATTCGGCAAAGGCATAGACGCTAAATTTGTCGCTGAGCAGAAAGCAAACGAAAACTTCTCAGTAACTCCGGCCGCTAACTGGTACGATGCCAGCGGTATTGAGTCAGCAATCAAAGACATGACAACACAAAGAGGCCACCTTCTTTCAAGATTGTCAGCCGGTTACGAAGGTAACAACCTACCTGTAAGTTATCCAGTACCTTACAACATCACAAATCAATTCATGAAGGGTAAAACCGAGTGGACTGATAGCGCACGTCCTGCAATTTCTGCAACTGCGCCGACTGATGCAAAGGGTACAATCACACAGCAATCTTTCATTATTCAATTCAACGTGACTGATGAAATGATTAAGCATTCAACTGACAAACAGCTCTACGACAAAATCGTGGAAATGGCCGCTAAAGCCTATGTTTCAACAGTTGAAGGTTGTATCATCAACGGCGATGCTGAAACTGGTGGAACTGGAAACGTGAACTCAGACGATCAAGCGCCAGCAACTACTTTCGGTAGTGCGGCTTACCACTCACTATTGATCGATCACGGTATCCGTGAGTCAGCGATCAATGCTACAGCGAGCAAGGTTGATGTCGGCGCTTTCGATAGTGATGACATTATCTCCGTGCTTGGCAAAATGGGTGCTACTTACAAGGGTAGAATGAGCGAAATTATTGTTGCGGCTGAGCCTAGCACTTACCTAACAATGATGACTGATGACGGTCTAAAGTTGGCTATCAATACACGCAATGCGTCCGTTGATGGTGGTACTATGCGCCCTTTCGGTCTTGATTTGATCTCCCATGATCTAGTGCCTATGACTGAGGCTGACGGTAAAGTTTCAGCAACTCCAAGCAATAACACTAAAGGCCAGTTTGTAGCGGTTTACGCTCCTGCTGTTCGTTGGGGGCTTGGTAACGACATGAAGATTGAAGTTGAAAGAATACAAGGCTACGGCTTTACTGTAACAGCTACAGTACAGTTTGGTTTCGTGATTCTTGATGCCGCAAATACTTGTGCCGTTGGTTACGATGTAACACTCGTATAATCGGTTTTCAGATACCGCCCCTTATTCGTAGGGGGCGGCTCTAAGAATCAATTAACAATCCTAAACATGAAATTTAAAGATCAAAAAGTGCTTGTTCAATGGACAGGTGAAGAAACAATCAACGCACGCTTACTTTCAGGCTCTCAAAAAGTAACATTCGAGCCGGGCATGGTTCGAGCAATGGAAATTAAAAGAGCTGAGCATGTTTGCGGGAAGTATAAAAGGTTTGTCGTTGTTAATCTCGAAGACCTAGACAAAGCAACTGTTGACGAATATTTGGCTTATGAGGAATCTAAAAAGGCCGATGTTGAAGCTGTAAAAGCTGAGGAAGCAAAAGCGGCAAAGGCTGAGGCTAAAAAGAAAGCTAAAGAGGACAAGGGGAAAAAAGAGGTAGAGCCACCGGCTGATGAAAAACCAGTTGATGAAGCTCCGGCAGGTGAAGAATCTGCACCCGAGGAAAACGCCCCTGAAACTGCTGGTGAGCCTAGCGAAGATGGAGCACCAGAAACCAACGAAGAAGAAAAGACCGATGCAGGTGAAGAATCTGCAAAGGTTTAATAAATTATTTCCTTTAAACCTCAATTATTATGCGAGATATTAACTGGTCTTTGGCCTTAGACAATGACGATCGAATAGCGGTCGGTACGATTTCAGTTATCGACTACACAAAATTGGTCGGCGTAAAAGCCACCGGCACAATTGAGGTTTTGGATTATGCGGCATTGGTCGGTGTTGCGGCCGCTTCAACAATTACGATCACGGCTTTCGCTTCCCTAAATGATAAATCTTTCACTATTGGAGCTGAGGTA